AATCTTCTTGTGTATTTTCCGCTGCTAACATATTAAGAATACCATTTTTCTATATTCCAACCACTGTAAGAGCTTGTAATGTTTACTATTATATTTCCATCATTTATAACAGAAACCGCACCTACAGAAGCTGTTGCTTCAAGGCCTTCGTTTGGACTATTAGGAGTATGGAGTTGTACCCACCTATTACCTATGTAGACCTGTAATACACCAGAAGATGTATTCCATATAACGTCGCCCTGTAAAAAGTTTAACTGCGCAATCTCTGTATCGTTGAACTGCGGCGTTCGATTTGGGTCGAACTGTCCTAAGTTTAACTCAAGAATCCTAACTAATCTATTAAAAATTTCAGGAGACATATCCCCTTGAGCAAGCGGGAGGCTGGTTGGCAGCAGTTTAGCCATTATCTTCTGCCGTCTGGTTTAATATCTAACCTAGTAGCTCCTAGTCTCCAACCAACATTATCATTACCAGCTGAATCATCATCTGACTCTACACGTAGGACAGCTTGACGACTTCTAGTTCTAAGATTAATTTGTCCTGTAGTAGCTCCTATAGAGTTTGTAGAGCTAATTGATAGAGATTCCCCTGAATTATTTCTAGTTTTTAATACTATATTTACCTTTCCTGATTCTGAGTTAGATAGGAATTTAAAGTCTGGGAACATCCTTTGTATGTAAGCAAATTGTTCTCCTTCGCCAACCTCAAAGTCTGAGCTTTCTATAAATACATTAGTCATAGGACTACCATCATCATTAAATCCAGTCTCTTGTTCAAAAAGGTATCCGTCAAAAGTAGCTCTAGGATAGTCTTCAATACCACTATCTAACCAAGCATGTCTTTCTAACTCGCCGTAATACCATATATTATCTTCGTAATTGTAAATAACATATCTGTCTATCTCTAATGAACTAGATGAGCAGTAGAACCAACCTACCTCTGATTTCTCAGTAATAGTAAATGCGTGTGTTTTAAAAGATTGGCCATAATTTATATCTCCAAATACATAATTATGAACAGTACAAGGAATCTTCTGAACGCTACCTGTGTATGCGTAGAAGTTAGTGGCTGACATCCAATAAATAGATTGAGCTGATGTAACTGCGGCTTTAGGCCCTATAAGACCTGCGCCTTCATTAATTAAGTTAACAGCAAATGTAAAAGGTGGTCCAACAAACTGCATGCTATATAGAGCAGTATCAGTCCAAATAAGAATCTCTTGTCTTGACTTAGTTGCGCCAATAATAGAAGAACCAGACGATAATCTTAAATCTCCAGCAGTATTGGTAATCAATGGCTGAAACTCTAAATCATTCTCTTGATCGCTAAAGGTTATAAGCATAGGGTCTATAACACCTGTTCTTGCTCCAGAAGATACGGGGTCTGCTCCTAATATTATTAAATGTCTGTCTTTTTCAGAGGTAATAGCTTGTAATCCCACTGTTGGAACTAAGTTAGCTCCACTTATCTGTGATAAGTCTAAGGCTCTTGTTGTTGTACCATTGTTCTCGACCCATCTAAAAATACCACCGCCTCTTTGATTAATTATAAGGTTTTCACCAAAATGATCGTGAGTCCAAAGTCTTAGCTGATTAGTGTTAGATAGGGATGTTGTAGAACCAAAGGTTCCTTCACCCCAAGCTCCTGAACCCCAACCAGTACCAGTAACATAAAAGTCTAAACCAACGTTTACTTGATAGGCTCCATCTACTCCAGAACCGCCGTTACCACTATCACTTGAATTGGCAACAACAGCATTTCCAGAAGAGTCTTTTGCTGTAATAGTATAGGTATTGGCAGAAGGGACAGCCGTTATTTGATACTCTTGGTTTAAAACTGCAGCAGTAATTAAACCGCCTAAAGAGGCAGAACCAGATATAGTTACAAAATCTCCTGTTACAGCTCCATGATTTGAATCAGTTGCGGTTATATTAGAGCTGCCATTAGTAGCAGCAAAAACAATACCATTAGTTGTTGTGGCTCTAATCGGGGTAACATCTGCGTAACCATCTCCTTCTTTAATATAATATTTAAAAGTTGTTCCAAGTCCTAGGTATTTTGTACCTCCTAAAGAAGTCCAAGCATGCAAGGCTCTTGCAGTACCTAAGTAAGAATTCTCACCATCTTTTGACCATCCACCAAACTTTTCTGGTCTACCTTTTCTAAAACGTACAAGATTTACATCAAACCAACCGCCCGTATTATCGTATTCGGTTCCTTCTCTGTTTATACCTGGTTTAAATAAAATCTTATTAAGAGACATTTTTTATACATGCTCCCATTCTTTACCTTCAAACAATAAAGCTTCAGCCTCTCTTCTTCTTGTTAAACCCTCTAAAACCTTGCCTCCTGCCTTATTCCAACGCTTGATTTGTGCAGGTACATCTTCATAGTCACCTTTGTTTAAAACCTTAAGCATAGTTGAGGAGTTAAGATTAGATGGCCCTAGATTAAATGTCCAAGATACCAAAGCGTCAAATTGATGTTGGCTCATTGGCATGTCTACAGCCTCTATGACAGATTCTTCAAATTCTTCTAAGTCTTTTGTTAATAAATTTTCTGCTTCTTGTTGAGTTACTAAGTCTCCTTCTTTAACACCCTTAGTATGCCCATAACCTATTGTTAAAACATCTGCTGCACATTTGTATGCGTTGTATTCGCAGCCTTCAAATTTTTTAATTAACGATATTCCTTCTTGTGATATTTTCATATTTAATCCTGTTTGTGCGAAGCTCCAAAGTAAAAAGAGATTACAGCACTAGCTAAACCCCCTAAGTACCCAAGCACTAAGTTGATAAGAGCTTCTGAATTTTGTTCTGGTGGTTGTAGAGTTACTAAGAATATGTAACCCATAAAGCCACCTACGATTACTATACCCATTATTCTAGCTGTCCAATCTTTACTAAATTTACCTCTAGCGTCTTGTATATCGGCTGTTTCCATAGCGAATACATCTACTTCTAGTTCTTTCATTTGTAACTCAAAAGCTTGTTCAGACTTTTTAAGTTCTAACATTTGCTCAGGAGTAGCATCAGCCAGTCCCTTTTCTATTGACTTAGAATTATTAGGTACACCTAATACATCAGCAATCATTTTGGTTGCCATGCCGCCCATTGGACCGCCAAGAGCTGTTCCTAGTGTAGGAGCTACAGCACCAACTATATTTTTTAATAAATTAAATTTCATAATATCTCCGTATGTTCAGTATATATCTTTAAAGCCTTAGCTTTTCCTTTAACTTTTAAGTCCTTTAAAGATTTTAACTCAAAACTACAACTTTTGGCAGTTTCTTCTCCTATAAGAATATCAACTCCAGCTTCTTTGGTTCCAGATTCAAGTCGAGCTGCTACGTTTACGCAATCACCTATTGCGGTATAATCAAATCTAGTATCTGACCCCATATTACCTATAACTGCAAAACCTGTATTTACTCCAACTCCTATCTCTAATCCTAAGCCAGATAGTTTTACTTGATTTTGTATTTCTTTAGCGCAAAGCACTGCAGCTTCTTCGTGATTTTCTAAGTCTATCGGTGCATTAAAAATGGCCATCATTGCATCGCCAATATATTTATCTACCATTCCATCATAAAATTTTACAGCGTCAGCTTGGATGGTCAAAACTTTGTTCATAATCTCGGTTACTTCTTCTGGTTCTAATTTTTCTGACAAAGAAGTAAAACCTCTGACATCTGTAAATAAGAAAGTACATCTTCTTCTTTCGCCACCAAGTTTTAATAACTCTGGATTATCTTGTAATCTTTTAACTTGTCTTGGGTCTAAGTAATGTTCAAATTGTTTTTTGATCTGTTGACGCAATTTAAACTGCTTTCTAAAGTTTAAATAGAAGGCAATAGCTCCAGTTATGAATTGTGAGATGAAAGTCCATGAAAAGTCTATTAAAAGGCCCTTTTGGATGCTAAAAACTCCTGAGAGCGCCGTAGTGAAGAGTAAAATAATAGCTATGCTTACGCCCTTAGTTATACCTAGATAGTTAATTACAAACCATGTCAATGACACGAAAATTGTAAAAATTAAAATTTCCAACGCTAGAGCAAAGTCTGGAATACGTGGAGAGTTTTCTATAAGAATTGACTCAGATAATGCAGCTTGAATCTTATGAGGTTCTAATAATCCAACTGGAGTTGCCACTTGAGGCATAATTCCATTTGCTGTTGTTCCAATGAAAACAAATTTATTTGCAACGTCCATGTCTTTTAAATTAGTTTGTGGTGTGTCTACCCAGCTAATCCATTTACGACCAAGACTATCTGTTTTAACTGGTGGTATTCCTCTGACTGATATCTCTTGTATACCATTATCATTTGTAGTGATAATGTAAGTTTTTGCTCCTGTTAACGCTTTTAATACTTCTGTGCCAAAAGCAGGAACATATCCATCTGGAGTTTTTAATAACAAAGGTATTCTTCTAACTAGGTTATCTATATCTACTGGAGCAGATGCAATTCCTTGAGATGAATTTTCTTGTAGTATATTAATGTTTTGAACCACTCCTTGAGTAGGTATGCCACCAGGATTCTTTCCTTTAATAACTGTGCCTGTAGTTTTTGGGTATTGTCCGTTTGGATTTTCAAACATTGCTAATACAGAATTAGTGTAGCCTAGGGTTTGTGCAAAGACTTCATCGCCTCCCATCCTATCTGCTTGAGGAAAGCTTATAACCCAACCAACTCCTATGGCTCCCTTGTTAATAAGATCAACTTGTATTTGAGCAAGACTTCTTCTTGGTATAGGCCAACCTCCTTCTCTAGCTACATCTCCTTCTTCAATATTTAATATTACAAAATTACCACTAGGCTCTGGAGTTGTTACAAAGGCATCAAATATTTTTAACTTAAGTATTTCTGTAGGTGTTGATTGGAAAACTAATGGTAAGGATAGTATTACAAGAATTGGAAGTATTAACTTATTCATTCGCCCTGAGTTATGGTTATAACCGAATCCCCTCCTCCATTAATCTTAACAACATTACTAACACCATCTTGGATAATAATAACAGTATAGCTATCAGATCCATTAAGATCTAATCTAGCATAGTCATTTACTGCCCTTCTCATACTTACAATATTGCCAGTTATTAGAGTTGTTATCTGAGTCTCTGCATCTTTTCCAATTAAAGTGCCTGTTATGTTAGTAGCAGATGCTTCTGCTAAAGAATCTTTATTGTCATCTACAGCTAGTGAATCTAATATATTAAGCAGGTCTTCTAGGTAGTTAACATCTAGCCAATTTATATCTAACTCGGTAAATTCAAGATCATCGTCCCCAAGATAGTCTTCTTCTAAATAATCCATATCAAGATCATTAAAATCTAAAATGTTTTTTTCAGAGACAGTTGATACCTCTTGGTTAATTGTCATATCTTTTTTAGGTGGTTTAACAATAAGCATGTTATCAATAATGTCTAAGGTTAAATCTAAGATCACTGGACTGCTAGGGCTTGATTCAAATACAGATACTGTAGT